GGGCGGCGCAATTACGGTGAAGACGTTGTAACTGCATCCGCCCGTTTCCCGCTCTGACACAAGCACTAAAGGGGGAAAAACTCGCCGGGGGGAAGACGAGCACCACGCAGCCTCTCGGCTGGTGTAGCTTTATCATAAATTCGTAATCACGAAATGTCAAGGTGTATTTTTGTAATCACAAAATAATTGTCACTTTGCATAAATCCATAATAGTATGAGGTCATCATGGACAAGGAACTTTTTGTGCAGAATATCAAGACGCGTTGTGCCGCAAAAGGTGTCAAGCCCACGGTGGCGTGCCGCGAAGCCGGAGTTGGCGTAAGTTTCATAAATGATATTGAGCGAGGACAAACGCCGTCCGTGGCGAAGGTACAGATGCTGGCGCAGTATCTGGGCTGCACCGTCAGCGACCTGCTGGGCGAGGATCCTACGCCGCCCGATCCCGTGCGGGAGGAATTTGCCCGCCTGCTGGATGGCATGACCGCCGAGCAGCAGAACGAACTCTTTGCCTTCATGCTCCGCCAGAAGCGCGAGCGGGAGAAATAAAAAACAGCGCCCATCGGGCGCGGGTTGGGGGGAATTGAATATGAAAAAGTTGACGTCGGAAGTTTTGCGCTGGATCGCTGCGGGTTTCTTCGCCGTGTCGGCGCTGGTGTTTCTGCCGTCCCTGGCCAGCGGACTGATGCTGTCGGCGGCCATCCTGACCGCCCCGCTGCCGGGACTGGACGAGATGATCCGCGAGAAGTTCCACCTCAAGAAACCGACCCGCATCGCCATCGTGACGATTGTATTCTTTGCAGCCGCTATGATGACCCCTGCGGCGGAGACGTCCCGGGCGAATGCCCCTGCTGCACCGGCGCGGAGCGTCACTTCACAGGCACAGCTTCCCATCCAGCAGACAACCTCTGACAAGGAGGACAAATCTGCGGCTGAAGATCCTCAGCCTGCCGATGCGGAGGATGTGCCCCAGGTTGAGGACGAGCCGAAGGCCAACACACCCGCCACAGACCCAGCGCCCGTTCAGCCGCCTCAGGAGGCCGCGGTCGAGCCGGCAGCGCCCAGCCAGCCGGTGGAGGAGGCGCCCGTCTACACCCCGCCCGCTACCAACGAGCAGAGCTACACGGTCTACATCACCAGCACTGGGTCTAAGTACCACCGGGCAGGTTGTCGCCACCTGAAGGATAGTCAGATCGCCATCGACATTAACGATGCCATCGCTCGGGGATACACCGTTTGCAAGGACTGCGGCGGATAAAAGCGGTGTCCGAATTGGACACCGCTCCTAAAGGCGACCGCTGTTTTTGATCGTCCGCGCCGCTTCCAGCGCGTCCAGCTGCGCCGATGGGTCTAAGCTGTCAAATAGCTGCAATAATTCCTCCTCTTGCTCGTTCATGATTCTTTCCTCCTCAAAATGGTACTTTTATCTTACCACTTTGGCGGGGTATATCCAGTGAAATGCAAATTCTTTGCAGAAAATTTATAAAAGCGGCAGATTTGTCGCGGAAAGAGGGAAAAGATGAAGAAAATTACCGCGTTCTTGATGGCCGCCGTTATGGCACTGTCCATCTGTGCCTGCGGCAACACACCCGCCAACAGTGGCGGCGAGCAGACTAAAGAGCCTGCATCTCCTCCCGATCTGACCGGCGAGTGGAAGCAGGTCAACAGCAACTCTGAGGACGCTTGGCAGGCCGCCACGATCTCCGGCAGCGAAATCGTCGTAAACTGGGTTTCCGACAATGGCGACACTAAGAGCCTGTACTGGGCGGGGACATTTGTTGCCCCCACCACGGCGGACGAACCATATTCCTGGGATTCTCAGAACGACAAAGAGCAGACCTCCCTTGCACTTCTTGCCAGCGGTGACGACACCAAGACGTTCACCTATGCCGACGGTCAGCTGAGCTACGAAGCCAGTGCCCTCGGCTCCACTATGACCATTCGCATGGAGAAGGTCGGATAAAAAGGCAGAAGCCGTGCCCGATTTGGGCACGGCTTTGCACAAAGGGGTGGTGCTGTGATCTGCAAGAACAAGGGTTGTAGACGGGAGATAGATTGCGACAGCGTCTACTGCAAGTGGTGCGGCACCCGGCAGGTGCGGGAAAAGCGTACCAAGAGCGACGCGCCCACAGCGCGGCAGCTGCCCAGCGGGTCATGGACGTGCCGCGTCCGCGTGGATGGGCGGGATGTCTCCGTCACCCGCCCATCCAAAGCCGAGGCGCAGGCTGAGGCTATGGCCGTCAAGCACGGCCTCAAAGCCCCAGACACACCCCGCGTCACCATGACGCTGGAGGCTGCCTACAAAGCCTATATCGAGTCCCGCGATGGCGTTCTGTCTCCCTCCACCGTGGCGGGGTATAAACGCCTCCAGCGCAACACCTTTCAGCGACTCATGCCGATGCAGCTCTCATCCATCACCTCCGAGCACATTCAGCGGGAGATCTCCGCCATGACAAAGAACAAAAAAAGCCCAAAATACATCGCCAACGCAGAGGGCCTTCTTTCCTCTGTCCTAAAACAAACCATGCCGGACAAGCACTACTCTCTGCATCTCCCAGCTAAGCGCAAGCCCGACCTTCGACAACCAGACGACAAAGAGATTGGAGCTATCCTGACCGCCTTCCGCGGCAGCCCTATCGAGCTGCCAGTGCTCATGGCCCTTTGGATGGGTATGCGGATGTCGGAGATCCTCGGCGCACGGCACGAAGATATTGACGGCGGAAAACTGCACATCTGCCGGGCGGTCGTCCTGGACGAAAATAACCAGCCCGCGGAGAAGGACAGCGCCAAGACCTATGCTGGAGACAGGTGGGTCAGCGTCCCCGGCTACATTGCCCAGCTCATCGCGGCCACCGGGCGCGACAGCGGGCCGCTGGTGACTTTCTCCGGGGCAGCTATTTATAAGCGGTTCGTCCGCACGCTGGATCAGGCAGGCATCCCCCGCTGCCGCTTCCACGACCTCCGGCACATTAACGCCGCCGTCATGGTGCGCCTGGGCGTGGACTCGATATATGCCCAGGCGCGAAACGGCTGGGCCTCCGATCGGATGTACAAGCAGGTCTACGCCTATGCCATGTCAGATGAAATGGCCGCGATCAACGAGAACATAGACGGCTATTTTGGCAACAAAATGACAACGGAAAATCAAAAAAGCACGTAACCATACGGTTTGTAGTCATTTCGCCCACGGGTTCGACTCCCCTCAGCTCCACCAAAAGAGAAAATCGCGTAGCCATGCGGTCTACGCGATTTTTCTTGCATTTACAGGGGTTCCCGGCGTTTTTGCAGTCTGCCACACCGGCCGCTACGTCCGCTTTTTGGGACGTTTTCATGGCTTAAAAAGACATCAAGTGTCAACGAAATGACAACGAAAACAGCCCCGGCTCGTAATGAAGCCGGGGCTGTTTCCTTACTCCCGCAGCAGCTTCCGCCACGTGTTCTTTCCCACGATGCCGTCTGCCGCCAGGCCGTTGGCGACCTGAAAAGCCACGACCCGCCGATGCGTCATCGTACCGAAGTCGCCGTCCGCACCGTATGTACCCAGATAGCAGCCTCGACCCAATAACAGCTCCTGCAAAACACGTACCTTGTCGCCCTTGCTACCCTTGCTGAGCTGTGGAAACACCGTCGTAAAGCCCTCTGCGGCGCTCTCTGCGGGCTTTCCCGCCGCCGTGCCCTCGGATATCTCCTTGAACGGGAAATGCGTCCCAGGACAGCCCGTGGCGTTCACGTCGCTGTGCTTCTGCACCTTGCTGATACCGTACTTGTCCTTCAGGTGCTGCACCAGCTCCTGCCCGGCCTTGCGCTGGGCATCGCCCATTGTCTCGGTCATGAAATTGCCCTCGAAGCAGATGCCGATGCTGTCGTAGTTGTTATTTCCCGCGTGAGCGCCCACCGTGTCCTCCGGTCTGCCCCGGTACACACTGCCGTCCTTCCGCACAAAGAAGTGGTACCCGATGCCGCTCCATCCGTTGGCCAGATGCCAGCTGTGGATCTGCTGTGCCGTGCACTTTCTGGCGGCCGCGTGGTGCAGGATAATGCGTGTGGTAGAACGGCGCCTTGTCAGTGCGCCGTTCCACTTGTATGCAACCTCGTTAATTTTCATCGTCTGCCATGCCCTCAGTCTCCGTCTTTACGCGGGACAACTGCTTAAACACCTGATTAACGCCCGTTGCGGTCAGGCCGGACATAATGCCCACGGCGACCGCCGTAAAGTAGTCCTCGGCGGGGAAATCCGGCATGTGAAACGCCAGCGCCAGCGCACCGATGATGCCGCCGCACACGCCGCAAATGATGGGGATCCACTTGCTGTCCAGCGCCGAAGCCTTCACGATCATGCCGATCAGATAGCAGATGACGATGATAGCGGCAACAGTGGCCACTCCGATAGTGTTGATGTCCATAGTTTACCTTTCCTTTCCGCGGCTCACGGCCGCACACAAAATGGTTGTTTCCTACTTCGCCTCCAGGTCGGCGATGCGATGATTGATGACCTTGATCTGCTCCTCCACCACCGGCATTCGGCGGGCGTAGTTGTTGTGCTCCCGCACCTCACGTGCCAGCTCCTCCAGCTTCGTCTCCGTAATGGCCTGCTGTTTGCTGTTGGCGATCAGTACGCCCATTAGCGTCAACCCTCCGGTGATGATGGCTACGATAATCGTCTCTGTCATAGGCAAATTTTCCTTTCCATGTCACCCATACCACGGCTCACTGCCGCCCGTCTTGGGTGACAGCGCCGGCTGGGTGTTTTCTATCTCTCCTGTGCCGCCCGGCCTGTCCGCTGTCGCCTCCCCGCTGCTGGCTGCGATCCTCTGTCGTTCGTCAGGCAGCTGCACTGTATGCGGGTAGCAAGTGCCCGCATACAGTGTCAGCGCGATGATACCGCCGATGATGACGGTCAGCAGCAGGTGGTACAGCGCCACAACCTTACACATTGGCGGTCGTCGCCGTCAGCGTGGTGGTCAGATCACCCTTGTAGAGGATCAGCGTGTTCTTCAGGCCCAGCGTCACCTCGGAAGCCAGCTCAAACACCGCGATAGGCGTGCCGCCAGTCTGGGCAGAGAACAGGCCGATGTGCGTCGCCTTGCCGAACTGCTGCCCCTCGTTGGGGGCGTCCCAAGTGAGGTTCACGCTGCCGTTGGTGATAGACCCACTGGCCGCAGCGTCCATGTCGGCCTTCAACCGCTTGTAGCCGGTGCTGGCCGCAGGCTCGGGGAACGCGGTGCATTCCCCCGCTGCGCTAATGGTCGGTGCTGCCGTGGAGAAGCCCAGATAGCAGCTGTTGCTGGTGGGGATGAGGCTCGTGCCGCCGCTGCCGAAGCGACCGTACAGCGCGTTCAGGATGTTGTTGCGTACATTCGTGCTTACCATAGTTTTTACCTCCATTTTATAAAATTAGTTTGTTACTTCTGTTGCCGTCAATGTACCTGTGTCGTCTACGGCGATTTTGAACTTTTGTCTATAATTGCAGGAGTTGCGCGTACAACGTAACCTGCACGTCGTTTGAAGTAAAAGCAGGCGTAATTGTATTTCCATAAGCATTAACATAGCTCAAAACAAAATCTGCGTCTGCACTCGCTCTGCTGATAATTCCGAATCCGCTTACAGTGGGAGTCAATATTTTAGGGTCGGCAGTCTCATCAAGAGAATATTCTTCCGCTGCAAAAATTAACTGCGCATCCCCTTCGCTGCTTTTAGACCGCTTGACATTTGGCATTTGCGAGTATCCTGTCCCGCCAACGGGTTCAAGCGGCACGTTGATAAAAATAGATGCTGCGGCACCGGGCGCTAAATACTTGTTGAAGTCCTCTTGAGATATGGAAGCTACTCCATTTGTGAAAACCCATGATTTTGCGTCTATCCCTCCTGCTACATTCACCACCGCCGTTACCTTACTCATACCATCATACCCGGCATCCGGCGTTACCTCTGTGGTGCCGTTGGAGGTGATGGACACCGACTTCTCCTGCAAGTTTCCTCCAGATGACGGCACATTGACATTTAGCGCCACCTTGCGGAGGCCGCTTTTCCCCGCCGTGGGCACGATGGTCTGCGCTCCATTCTCTGTAACAAACACGCTCTGGGTGTCCTGCGTCACCTCGGACAGCAGGGCATAGAAGTCACTTTCGTTCAGCAGGTTATTTGGCTGCTGGATGCCGAAGGTCACGGCGGCAGGGTCTGTGATTTGGGCATAGCCCGTAACAGTCCCATCCTTGTCATACAACATCTGTCCCCACCCCGGCTGTGCTGTAAACACCGCCGCGCTTTCGATGTTAAGGATTTCCAGTAGAACAGCGCTGGTAAGCGACTCGTAGAGGTACAACAGCATCGTCGTCCACGGCGTTTCCGTGACCCCCGTAACGGGTGTTGTGATGCGGATGGAGGCAATGGGTTTTGTGGTCTTGCCCTCTACTGGTCCGCTGACTGCACCAGCGAAATTGCCTCTGTCCAATTCCCCCAAAAAAGTCCCGTCACCCATGTTCAAAGCAAAAACGCCATCCGTCAGCTCGTGGGTGGGCGGATCTTGCAAGGTGTAGTTGATGAGGGGTCGCTGGACATAGTAGGTGTTACCGCTGCCGTCTGTCTTGGGCACGGCGATGGTGCCGATGTCCGTATAGCTTTGTTCCTCGTCATAGAGGTCTTTCAGTTTGATGTTTTCTGCCATCACGTCACCTCCAAGATATTTCCGAGTACGCCATCCTGCTTCACAGTCGCACTATACACCTGCTTTACAACCAGCAGCGCCCCGTACTGCACCGGGTCGATCCAGCCCACCGCTTTGCCAGCTACCTGACTTACGAGTTCTATCTTTTGGGACAGCATTGCCACCATCGCGTCCACAGTCCCGGGTTTGACTTGTGTCTCCGCCGCCAGCTGGCCGATGCCATGACCATCGGCCATCGTCAGCGTTTCTGGCTGTATTGCGCTTCCAACGGTAAACCCAGAAGCCACAGCGCCGTCCGCACCATCACCGGCTTCACCATCTGCCAATGCGGTTATCCGCTCCATGCCGTCAAGCTGCCCGTCGGCAAAGATCACTGCGTCACCGGCAGAAGAGGTCTGCACCAGCTGAAGCGCCAACGATGCTTTGTCATCTACCAGCGTCGCTGCTACGGCAGACGGTACGGGCGTGGTCAGCGTCAGCGCGTCACCGGTTTCGATGGGTAGAAGCACCAGCGCAACCGCGGGCGGGATCGTTGTCCCCATCGTCAGTTCATCGCCCACATCGCCCACGGGCACTAAGCCCAAGGCCACAGCCGGAGGCACAGACGTGGCAATCTTCAGCAGCGCCTCGATCTGCTGCTTGTTGACGATAATGTCCTTGCCCAGTGCCGTATATTGCAGCAGCAGGGTCTCCAGTGCCGCGCCGTTGGACGTTCCTGCCGCCGTGGACTCCGCCGCAGTCAGCAGTGTCAGCAGTCCCCCTGCGCTTCCGTCGGCCAGGCCGTTGGCTTTCCCCGGTACGCTGGCCGTCATAGCCAGCGCTTCAGCCGCATTCCCCGGCAGCAGCACCGCCGCCACGCCGTCTGCTGTGTTCTCAAAGGCCAGCTGCGCATGGTCTTCACCGGGGATCTTTTTCACGTTCTGCCACACCAGCACGCTGCCCAGATACACCTCGCTGTGGTAGCGCCCGTCCATATACACCGCGCCGATCTGCCCGTTGAGATAGATCATCGGTCATTCCTCCTCGCGGATCAGATACAGCACATTGGGGTCGGGGTTCGCCGGCAGCGCGTCCACACTCTGCACCTCGGTGATCTTTGCTAACATTACTGGTAGCCGCGTGCCGTCCTCGTCCACCTGCACGTCCGGGGCGTTCACCAGCGGGAAATCGCCGTTGTTCTTGGCCTTGAGCCCGGAGATCAGTTCAACGCTTCCATTGTATGCCATGTCTCTCTACCTCCTTAACTCACCTTCACGGTGGTAGCGCCCAAACCGGCGTTGTCGCTGCGCCACACCTGATAGCTCTCCGTGTAGCCGGAAGAATTTGTAAAGTTGAAGGTTTCCACCTTGGAAAAGCCTCCGTCAAAACCGCCCACATTGAAATTGGGAGTGCCATAGCTCACGGGGCAGGCGTACCAGATGTATTCCCCGGCTCCGGCATTGACGGTAAACGTTTTGCTCTTGCCGCTTTGCAGAGATTTTGTCAGTGTCTGCACAAACGCGCTGTCAATGGCAGCAGGCGCTGCCGCCGCGCCGGTATACACACCGTTCAGCCACTGGATGCTGGCTGTTTTCGATGGTGCCGTCCCACGATCATCCGCGACGATCAGCTCCACCGTGAGCGTACCGGAGGTTTTCTCCTGCGTTTTTACACCGTTCCACTGGGTCGCAGCGCTGCCGGTCAGCGCCGTGGTGCTCCGCACATCCGCGCCGATGTTCTCGATGATCACCGTGTCCTCCGAACCCACCGCGCCGGACACGGTAATGATCTGCTCCGCCGGCGTCTTGTTCAGCACCCACTCCGCATCAACCCCCGTTACAGCGGTTCCGATCTCATACACAGAGTCTTTGTTCAGCGTCAGGGAGTTGACCGCGATGGCCTTGTAAAGACTCAGCGTTCCATCTGCCGCAATGTCGAAATCGTAGCCGGGCTTCACAACACCCGCCGTCTCATGCGTGGCGGCCTCAGCCGCCGCCTTCACACCGGTGTCCGTTTCGCCCAAATACCAGTTGCCGTTCGTTCCGATGGTCGGAGTGGTGCCGTCGGTGCCTCTTAGGGTGCCCTTGTAATTAATGTCAGCTCTGCCGCTGCCGTCTGCGTTATCAGTGCGATTGGTGCAAAGGCCGACATTGCCGTTTTCTGGGTTGTACAGCCAATCTCCCTTGCCCCATTTAGGCGCTATAATCGAACCATCCCAAACAACGGCCTGTACGAGTGAGGTTCCCACATTGTGCTGATACCATCCCAGACCACGTGTCCCATCCTCACCTATGGCTGTGTATTCCGTTGCAACATACGCATTCTTCGTCGCGTCCCAGAGTTCCCACTTACCGTCAGCGTTGATGCGTGGCTGATGCTCATTTAAGCCGTCCACCACTTCGTCCAGTGCCGCTTTCAGCGCCTCAGAAACGATGTTAATATAATCTCCGGATATGATCTCAGCGTCCGGGTACACGCTGGGAGCCACGAACAGGAGGAAAGCGAACGTAGCCAGCCGGTTGGCAGACAGGAGCTCGCCCTCCGCGGCCGGCGCGTATAGCTCCACCTGGCAGCGCACAGGCCCACCTACGGCCAAAACTTGCAGCGCCACGGGAATGGTGGCAACGTTATTTGCTAAATTTATTTTTGCCCCATCCTCCGCGGTGTCGTACAGGCCGCCGGTTCCATCCGGCTTACGGAAGCGCAGCATGCACATCGTCCCGTCAGGGGGAGAATAGATCTTCGCTCCATCCCACAGCGAAGCGGATATAATTCGCCCGCCATCCCCCTGCGGCATGTGTAGCTGGGGAGGGATGCCATCTATTGATAGATTCAGATCGATACTCTGGGTAATTTGCATATCCTCGCCTCCTTAGTAGTTATTGACGGATTTGACGCTCTGGATGCTGCCTGTACCGCTGGCGTTGGAGTAATTACCGTATCCATCAAAGTTGAAAGAGCAGTACCAGTCGTCTGAAGCGCACTGGAAGCGGCCGGAGATACCGCGTGGAATGAAGCAGCTTGCCTGCGCGCCGCTATTGCCAGCCGCATAGACCACGTAACCGATGGTCGCTTTCTCGAAGGGCTGGATTGTCTTTCCGCCGACCTTCAAAGAATTACTGAATTCACCCGACGCCCCTTTTATGACACCCGTAGCCGTGACGCTGTCGGCTTTCATTGCACTGGTGGCGGTGACATTAAGGGCTTCGACCGAATTGGCCTTCACGTTGGAGAAGCCGACAGACAATACGATGTTTTCCGTGTCGCCGCCTGTATTGTTGTCGTGGTATACCCGATATATCTTCAGCAGGTTCTCACCGTCTGCCGGGTCGATTCGCAGCCGCCAGCTGGTTGTGAAATTTACCGTTACTTCGCCGTGAATTATCTCAAAGATACGCTGAGCGTCGATGATGTTAATCTCGCCGTTGCCGTTAGCATCCAGCTTCTCGTAGTCCTGCAGCGTAGGAGCGATATCGCCTGAAACTATCTTAATTGCACGCTGATAATCCGCCTCTGTGTAGTCGGCATTCGTGTATGTCCCACCCTCCGCGGAGGTGTCGATCGTGCCGCCGTCCAGGTTAATGAGAAAGTTGCCCTGCTCGCTGGCGATCGTGCCGGCCACCAAGTGCGCGGCGGTTATCATCCACGCCTGAATGCCTCCGGCAATAGTAGCGCCCATGGTGTAGGGACCATCGTAGCCTGATTCGCTGGCCGCCCAGCCCTCATAGTTAAAGCGCCAAACTTTTTTCGCCTTTGTCGGATCGGGATCGTCTGCGATGTACAACTCGTCCGGTTCCCCATCTTCGTCGGTATCCAGGAGCCTCACAGCGCCGCCATTTGCCCCCATCAGCGCAGACATGATGCGCGAAGATATCTGTTCCACCATGGACGCGGAGGGCTTGGCATCAATTTGCTGCTGTTGGCCGGCGATGGTGGCCGCGATGTTGGCCTTTACGCTGCCCAGAGCCACGCTGTCGTAGCGCTCCAGCAGGCAATCCCAAACGATCTTATTTACCCGTGCCTTGGCGTCCACACCCAGCCGTGCGAAGTGGACGCCCACCGTGTCGCCCAGATATATCTGTTCCAGGTGCGCCACATTCTCATACCCGGAGGCCTGAGCCAGCAGCGCCAGCTTCACTTCCCAGCTCACTGTCGGCACGCCGATCTGGTTGCGCTTGATATACGCCGCACCAGCTGCCTGCAGCTCCGCCTCGGTGGGCTGCTCCTCAAAGTCGGAGGACAGATCCAACGGCATGAGCCTGGTGTAACCGAAATCGCCCTCCGCATACACCGGCGGAGCCATAACGGTGGTTTCATTATCCTTCCAGTATGGGACCACGCCCGTATAGCAGTTGGCGCAGTTGGAGTCCTGCGTCAGATCGGTAAGGTTCTTTCCGTACCGGACGGCTACGCCGCGATCAGCGCCGCAGCGCGTCAGCAGACGCACCGCCCAGCCGTCAAACTCATATTCGCCGCCGTATACATCTAGTAGGCTACCCCGTTGCCCTCCCAGCAGCGCCCACGCGCTGGTTGGCACCGTTACTGCCATGGTCGCCACCGTGGTCTTATCGGTGGTCAGCTCAAACGGCATGCCAGACGGCAGCGCGTGCGCCTTGATACCGGCCACCGCGGACGGTGCGTCCGCTGCCGTAAAGGGAGCCACCACATAGCCGCCCAGATCATAGGCTACATGACGGGCATAGATCGTGGCCACGCCGCCCATGGCGGGCGTGATCCGGTAGATCCGGAGCGGCTGGAGATTCTTGTCTGGATCCACGGCCACACGAAGGATGCTCCTCAGTGCGATTTCTCCGTAATGGATACCCTCTACAGGATACCGCATTTCCAATTCATACTGTCCGTTCAGCTCCCGCGTTACCTTGCAGGAAATTGCATCCGACAGAATGCCCAGACCGTTGTCGTCAAAGCTGGTGCGGTCTGCAGCGTACAGGATAGGCTTCATAGCGTCCACCACCTCGGCTTGATCTCCACGCCTGTAATGCCGCCCGCCCAGCGGACGGCGACCTCTCCGGCCGGCAGCGTGGGGAACTCCGGCGCGGAGATGGTGCTGTTGAGGTTAAGCTCCCCGTAGTAGGCGTTCTGGGTGTCTGAGTCGAGCACCACGACGCCTCTCGGCATGCTGTTGATGGTTACGGTCACGTCACCGATCGTCAGGGTACCGGCGCCTGTGCCGGTGATGGTGATAAGCGGCAGCGCCGTGAACGCTGTGGGATTCAGCAGCGCCTGCCCCTGCGTCGCATGCACGACCTGATCCCCAACGCGCAGGAACCGCTGAGGCTTGCAGTTAAACTCAATGGTCGCCCTGCCAAACCGGTGCATAACACTCTCCACGTCCAGAGGGCCGGCGAAATACGCCAGCCGATACGTGCCCACATCGTAGTCGTCCTCCAGCTTCTGGTACCCGGAGGGGGCACACAGCCAGTTGGCGATCTCACGCATGGCGCGTGGCAGACGGATGCGCTCCGCGCTCACGTAGACATCGTAGGGCTGGATGTAGTTCTGATAGGCGTTCTGCGGAAACAGCAGATCGCCGTTTCTGCCGGGCACAGCCTGCGTGTCCTGCTTTCGCCCGGCCAGGTTTACGCTGGGGTAGCGCTCCACGACCACGTGGACGTCATCGGAGCTGCGCCCCGCCCAATAAATCATGCGAACACCGCCTCTCTGCGCTCCACCGCGTTCTGCATCCTGGCCATAACGATGTCGGCCAGCTCGCTCACGTCTTGCCCCTGCGCGCCGTACACCACGATATTGACGCCGCCGAGATTGGTCGTGGTGCTGCCGGGCATGGAGATGGCGGACAGAGCGCTCAGCTGCGTGCCCATGTCCCGCATAGCCTTCGGCATGGCCTGCTCCACGCCCAGCGTGATGCCGGGTGGGATGAACTTGCCGACTTCGTCGGCAAAAACCTTTGAGGGGGAGTGGATGCCAAAGAAGTCCTTGATCCAGCCGACCACAGAGGACGCCCAGCCCTTAACCTTCTCATACAGCCACGTCGCCGCGTTGCTGATTCCGTTGAACAGGCCGTGAACCAGCTGAGACCCGACCTCACCAATAGCAGCCAGCCCCTTCAGCAGCCCCTTGACGATGGCGCCGATAATCTCCGGCAAGCGTCCGACCAGACGGGGTATCGCCTCGATCAAGCCCTGCGCCAGACCGGCGATCAGCTGACCGGCTGCGATAATCAGCAGGTCAATGTGGTTGAGAAGCCCCTCCGTAATGGTAATGATGGCATCCACTACGGCGGGGATCAGCGTCGGGAGATTCTCCCCAATGCCGGACGCCAGCGCGGCGATAATCTCAACACCGGCAGAGATGATCTGCGGCAGCAGGATCGTCAGTTGCTCCACCAGCATGGGAATGACCGCCGTTATCGCCTCCACGGCCGCAGGAAGCGCTTGCACGATGCCGGATACCAGACCGCCGACCCCCTCGATAAGCGGCGGCAGGAGAAGCTCCAGGGCCGGCGCTACATAAGGAATCATGCCGGAGATCAACTGCGTGAGACCCTGAACAAAGCGCGGCAGCATGATCTGCAGGCGCGGTATCAGATTATCGGCGAAGGTGTTGACGCTGTCGATCACATTCTGCACCAGCTTGTCCAGATCCAGGTTCTCGTTGCTCATGCCGGTCAGGAGATTGCTCCAAGCAGACTTCATGGAGTTGGCGCTGCCATCGATAGTGGTGGCCGCCTCCTTGGCGGTCGTGCCGGTAATGCCTATCTCCGTCTGAACTACGTGGATGGCGTCCACAATGTCGGCATAGCTGGAGATGTCGTACTTGATTCCGGAGATCTTCTCCGCGTCAGCAAGCAGACGCTGCATTTCCTCCTTCGTACCGCCATAGCCCAGCTTCAGGTTGTCCAGCATGGTGTAGTTGGCCTTGGCGAAGCCCTGATAGGCGTTCTGGATGCTGGTCATGTCCGTGCCCATCTTGTTGGCGTTGTCGGACATGTCCGTAATAGCCTGGTCGGCTTTCTGAGCCGCCGCAGCCGTATCGCCGCCCAGAGACTGCAGCAGGGATGCGGAGAAGCTGGTGACGGTCTCCATGTAGTCGTTGGCGTTCAGGCCGGCAGTCTTGTAAGCCTCATTGGCGTACTGCTGCACCCGCGCGGAGGACTCCTTAAACAGGGTATCCACGCCGCCAATCAGCTGTTCCTGCTCGGCAAAGCCCATAATAGACTGCTTGCCCAGGTCGACCAGTGCAGCCGCAGCCTCCTTGATGGTGGCACTCATAGCTTTGATGCCGGAGATAATGACGTCGGATGCAAGGTTAGCCTTCAGAACATCGCCAAAAGACAAGGCTTTCTGAGAGCCGTCGGCCATCTCATCATCCATGCTCTGGAGCTCTGAGGTAGTCGACCGGAGGTCGCCCTGCATCCTGTTCAGCGCGGCCTGCGCCTCGTTCAAAGCCTGCTGCCACTTCTGCGTGCGCGTATCCGCCTCGCCATACTTGGCGGCCGCCTTGCCGGTCTGCTCCGCCAGCAGCTTCACACGCTCACGCTGCACGTCGATTTGCTTGGACAGTACGGAGGCAGTCTTGGCGTTCCTTTCCTCCGCCGTCGTGGCAGCGGTAAACTGCGAAGCCACCAGCTTCATCTGGCTCTCCAGTGTCTTAGTCTGCTGGATGATCTGGTTAATCTGCCGGCGATACTCCGCCTCGCCGTCTACGCCGATCTTGGGGCCAATGTTCACAGCCATCTGATCACCTCACCTTCATAGCCGCATCAAATGTCCAGTATTTCTGCTTCTTCTTCGCTTTCGCGCCGTTATATATGGCAAGGCAGGCGATCATGTCCAGCATCTCACCGTATCGCGTGCACATGATCTCCTGCCTCCTCATATTCAGCTTTCGCCCGTAGAACAGGAGCCAGGCAAGGTTCAGCTGGACTTCCGCGCCTTGCCGCCCTCTTTTTTTTCGGGCTCGACCTCCACCGTGGGCTTACTGTCTTCCGACCAGGCCGCCAGCGCCGCCGTCTGCAGCCCGGCGAACTCGCTCATCCGCAAGGCCATGATCTCCTCCACGGTAAGGGGCTGAGCCTTGTAGCCGGGAGTCTCAAAGGCGATCGCCTGCTCGTAGCCATCGCTCAAAGCGGCGATGATCGCCGCCGAGTCCCGAGCCACTCTGCCATACTGTCCCTCCAGCACCTCGCCCAGACGACTGATGTCGCCGTCCGGGCACAGGTCGGAGATCTTGGCGGACGCGCCCACCGTGAAGCGGAAGCCTACTTCTCTGCCGTGTACCTGCATAGCGGCCTCCTTACGCAGCGCCGCCCAGGATGGCCTTCAAGACCTCCACGGCGGCATCCTCGGTGGACTGATCGGCGCCCACCAGCTTCCAGTCGTGGTTGGCGGTATCGTCCCGCATCAGCGTGGCCGTCAGCTCCTGGGTCTGCCAGTCGATAGACTCTTCCTGCGTGGCGGCGTCAAGGCCGGGCTGCTGGAAGCGCGCCTTCGTCAGCACTACCGGCGCGTAGGTCACCACTCCGGCGCTCTGATAGCGCACCACAAAGCCGATGCCCACATAGGGGATATCCATGCCGTCACCGTAGTGCGAGACGTCTACCTGATTGCCATCGGCCGTGACCTTTGTGGTTTCCGGCAAACCCAGGATGAACTCCTCAGCAGCAGCCAGCAGACCGTCCACGGTCAATGTGGCGGTGCCACCGGTGAAAATCGCCGCTGCCGTTTCCGCAGACACGTTATCTGCGTAGAATACATTGTCGTCCGTGGTATCCAGCGACAGCGCCACACTGACGCCGCGCGCTAGCTGCATCACGCCGCTGTAAGTGACCACGCTGCCGACGTTGGAATACTTGGCCACGTAGGGCATGCTGAAGCCCGTACAGACCTTTCCTGCTGCGCTCATAGCAGCACCTCCTATTTCTTAGTTCTATTGCGAATCCGCATAGCCACGATGTCTTGATACGACATAGCCTTTTTGATTTCTTGATCACATACCTCGGCCATTTTCGCCTCAGTCTCCTTTTTCTTACTATTTACGGTTTTGTCGATGAATTTAGTCTTCTTTCTGAAGGTCGTACCGCTGTTAGCTGCGCGCGCAATCAGCGTGTTGGGCTGGCCGTTGGGGTACTTTTCAGTTTTAACTGAGTTATAGCCGTCGAAGCCCAGCTTTACGTTGACAAAGCCATCATCATCGTGCATCTTGCTAATGCCGAAGCCCTCCAGCAGGCCGCGCTTTTGCGCCGGGGTAACTGTTCCAAGGATTGCGTCCTTTTCCCGACCTTCCGGCAACGCTTCAATAGCCGACCTTAACGCATTCGCCATGACAGCCGCGCCCGCGTAGGTCGTCCGCCGCAGAATTGTGTCCTTCGTAGCAGCGTACATCCAGTCCAATTGTTTTATGTACTTGCTAAGGCCGGGGAACTCAAACGTAGCCATCAGGCAAACACCGCCCAGTCCCACTCGTAGTGCCAGAAACCTGTCTCTTCCTCGTACTGGGCGCTGTTCAGTACCCAAACGAGCCCCGCGGCGTCAAAAGCCGCTTCCAGCTCATCCCGCCAGGGGTCGAACTCCCGCTTGGTGAACAGATCCGTAGAGCCGGTGACGGCCTTCTCCGCATGAACGCCGCCCGCCTCGAAGTCGTTGGCGCCGTCCTCCTGCCACACCAGATAGCGGTCGGACTGAAGCCGCCCGCCGTGGCTTACAGCGTCCGTCACAGCCAGATGCGCCGCGATGACCCGCTGTGCCCACAGCGGCGTTGCGCCGGTGTCCGAATTGGACACCGATCTCTTGTCACCCATCAGACACCTCGTATTTCTGCTCGATCTTGGTCAACGTCAGATCCATGGACGCCGGATAGACGTCTGTCACCTGCTGCACCATATCGATGCCATACTGCACACCGTCCTCCGTGATGGCTACGCACTGGGGATTGACCGCCGGCCGAAGCTGCGTCCGAATAACCCGCTCCACCTGCACCTGCGCCTGTCGGCTGGTGTAGTAGCGCTGCAGGCCAACGCGCCGTTCTTCGTAGAACAGCGTCTCGGCCAGCGTCAACGCCGGCTTGGGCTGGTAGCCCGGCTCGGCGGCATCGGTCACGGTGTAGATCCGCACCACACCGTCCCGATAGGACTGCGTGATACGCCGGTCGTCCGGCCTAAATGGCGTCTGCCGCATACTGCGCCACCTGCCTCTCGTGCTGCATAGCCAGCAGCCGGTTAAGGTAGTTCGTCTCGAACACGTCCAGCGCGTCGCTCAGACCGTACCGGACATATTCCTTCAGCAGCGTCAGCGGCTCTCCGGGAGCGTCGTAGTCTCCTGCCGCGCCCAGCTTGCCGTCAATGTAGGCCTCCCCGGAGGCGATGAGGTCGGACACCTTAGTGTCCGTAGCCTCATCGCTCCAGGTAATATTGCACCAGAGCTTGACGGCCTCCAGAAGCGCGGCGCTCACCGCGCCTGCCACGTCAGGACTTGGTGACGGTGACCGTGTAGGTCTTGGTGGTCTCGCCGTCAGGGGCGGTCACCAGCACCTTCACGGTGTTGCTGCCGGTCTGCCAGGTCGCCGCCGTACCGTTGTCGATCTCCACGTCGTTTACGGTCACCTTGAGGGCCGCGGCCGCGTCAGAGGGCACAGCGGTGATGGTGTTGGTGGCGTTGGTGGTGGTCGCGGTGTAGCTGACAGTGTCCTTGGCAAAGGCGGGCGTCAGCGCCAGAGAGCCGATGGACAGCGCGCTCAGCGTGGCGTCATTGGACGGGGTGGGCGCGGTCACCTGAGTCACCTTGTAGGTGGCGGGCTGGATGCCGGAGATGTCCAGCACCTGGAAGGCGTTGTTGTCCAGAGGCATACCGTTGGCGTATGCCTTGATCAGGTAGACGCGCTCGTCCTCCAGGAAGCGGTAGTGGTCGCTGTACTCAATGCGGCCCTCCGGAGACGTGCCCGCCAGCGCCAGGTAGCGGTAGGCGATGCCCATGATAGCCTTGCCGCGGGGCAGCGACGCCGTCTGAATGACGTCCATGGGATAGGGCAGCACGTCGTTGCGGTAAGAGCCATCGGGGGACATCAGCGTGGTGGCGGGCATGACCTTCTGCAGGTAGTCCTGAGGGTTGACCAGGAAGATCACGTCCCGGACGCGGCGAGGCTTGCCGTTGGGGTCAGCCGCCATGATGGATAGCAGATTGCCCACGGTGGCGGGAGACAGGTCGGTAACCTTCACGGCGGCCTTCTCCGGGTACACGCCGCCTGTCACGACCACGTTGTCGCCCACCTGGCGATCCATGCCGATAGGCTTTTTGTTGCCGTCGCCGGTCACGAACCCGGCCTCCATGCCGTTGCTCAGCGCCTCGTACAGAGTCTGCCGGACGAAGTTGTCCAGCCACTCCGGACCGAGGTCCAGCATGGCCTTGCACACCGGCAGAAACGCGGACAACTTCAGCAGCATGGCGGGGATCTTCTTGATGCCCGCGGTCAGCTCCTTGACGATGTCGTCACACAGCTCGCCCCACACGGCTTCCTCGTAGCCGTTGGTGTTCACCATGATCTCCACAGCACCACCGGTAGCCCGGAAGTTGATGCGGCTCAGGAGGGGATGTGCCGTCTGCAGCTCCTCGAATACGGAGTCGATAACGGTCTTGGGCAGAGCCACATCCAGACCGGTCACAGCCTGACGCGGGTCTGCGGACTTCATGGCAGCACCCAGCTTCTGGTAGTAGGCACGCTCCTCCGCCGTCAGCTGGTGAGCACCCCGCTGTGTCAGAATGCGGGAATCCGCCTCCAGGCAGAGGTCATGGAACTTCTGCTCGTACTCCTCGTGCAGATCCAGCCCAATGCGCTGGTTCATCTCGTCCCAAACGGCGAGGAACGCCTGGGTGTCATTGGAGGCGGCAGCCTGCTGGAGAGCCTGCCGCAGCTCCTCACGGCTGCGAATGTCGTTGTTCTTCATGTCATTCTCCTTTCGGCTCCCCAGCAAACAGGCTGAGGATACTGTTATTTACAGGGCTTCCGCTGCCCTTGGGGTTCTGCTTAGGTGCCGGCGTATCGCCGGCAGGGGAAACTGCAGTCAGGTCACGCAGTTGCGCGGCCAGGAGCTTCTGGTACTGCAGGCGCTGCTCCATACCGGTGTTGACCTTCTGGAGGATCGCCGCCGCATTGCTCATGTCCGCGTCCTCATCAGCCAATCGGTCAGCCAGTCCGTACTCGACGCACTGCTCCGCCGTCAGCCACGTCTCTGCGTCCATCATCTCCGCCAGCTTATCCTCGGGCAGCTTATCTCCGGCCTTCTGCAGATACGCCTGACGGCTGGCCGCGTTGATAACGTCCAGATCGTCCGCCGCCTTGCGCAGCTCCGCCGAATTGCCCACAGCCGACAACCACACGTTGTGGATCATCATCAGCGTGTTGCGGGGCATGATCACCTCATCGCCCGCCATGGCGATCACCGATGCGATGGAGCAGGCGAAGCCGTCCACGTGCACCACTTTCCGCGCCGGATGGCGCTTCAGCTGGTTGTAGATAGCCGTGCCCTCAAACACGCTGCCGCCGTAGCTGTTGATATAGATGTCGATGCGGGATGCATTGGGATACTTAGCCAGTTCTTCGCGGAAGTGCTGCGCGCTGTTTTCGCTCGGTACATAGCGCCAGAGCTCCCAGTCAAATTCCTTGCCCTCCACGTCGCCGTAGATATAGAGAGCCAGCGCTCCGCCCTCAGCGGCCTGCTTCAGCTCCCAGAGTCTGGTTTTCATCCGTTTCCTCCTTCCGCGGCGCCCAAGGCGGAGGCTTCCGCGCCCAGCGTCGCAATATTTTTTGTGAGATAGTGCTCGTCCGCCCACGGCTCGGGGATGGCGGGCAGCCCCGCCGCCCGAAGAACGTCGTTGATGGAGAACACACCAGAGCCTACCAGCTTTTCCACGTTGGCAGCATTGGCAAACATGTCAAAGTGTCGGACACTGCTGGTGTCAATGCGGAGGTAGTTTCCGTTGGAAATACCCTCGTAGCCATACCGCTTACGGTTGATCTCCTCCTGCAGCTGGTCACAGATGGGGTCGATGCAGCCCGTCAGAAAGCGCCCCTGCGCGTCCTCCGTGCCCTGCACGCTGCCGTCTACCAGCACAGCAGGGATCTGCAATGCCTTTGCGGTAAAGCCCAGGATGTCCTTCATCTGGCTTTGGATATCGGCCAATTCGACACCGGCCGTCCCGCCCTCGTTGGTATAGGCGTAGCCGTCGAACTCCGGCAGGATCGCGCCGCTGGAATCGAGGAACGTTTTCACCTGATCTTGGATCATGGCCGTGAAGTTCTGCGTGAAGCCCTCAGCGCCCTGTGCCAGCTGGTTCACATGAACCTTCCAATGCTGCCCCTTGTCCCACTCATAGCGCTTCATAGCCGCCTGAATGAGCCGCCAGTAAGAGCTGTACAGCCCATCCAGCACCGGCTTCATGTTGATGTGGTTAAGGGTAAGATGCAGGACCTCATTCTCCCGAAACGTCTTATCGTAGCTGACATCGCCCACCTGCACCTCGATGTACTCGTTCTGCCGGCTGGGATATTCCCCGTTCAGCAGCCAGCTGTCAGCCACCACCAGGGCATCGTAGCCGCCCCGCTGCCGGGTGCTTATCACCAAGGCCTCGTTGTCTACCAACAGCTTGGCCACCAGCTTGTGCAAAAACGCCGTGGAGTTCTGGTTTACGTTCGGCTCAACGTTCCATAGGTAATGTTCGCGCTCCCGAATCTCCCTGCCATCGCGGAAAGTGCGAAACTCGCAGCGCCCCACGGCACTGGCGATCATGTTCGCGCAGACCCAGAAGCAGGTGTCCCGTAGCTGAAATTCCTGCGCCGCTGCCAGAAGATCGCGGCACGTGATCTCCACCGTGGTGGGAGAACGAGCCTTGCCTCCGGCGAGCCACTTCCAAAAATTAAGTGCCATTGCCCACCTCCTATAGCCGGATCGCGCCGATGGGCGGCAGCTTTACCGGCTCGCCGGTGCCAAGCACCGCCTCCTCGGTCATAGATGCCGCCAGAGCCATGAACGGGTCCGTCTTCCGGCTCTTCGGTTCGATCTTAGCGTAGTAGAAATTTCCTGTATTCGTACCGGCACGTTGGCCGCTGCGTACTCTCTTGGTATTGTTCACCGCCCAGCGCAGGGGCGGGTTGTCACCCCATGTGAACAGGTCGCGGTCAAAGCATTCCTGGATCACCGGGTCGACCTGCATAATGTCGCTGGGTCGAACCAGCTTCACGCGGTTCTTGTCCCTGGCGTCAAAGCCGATGCGCCGCATGGCGTCGCTCACCAGCGTCCAGCGGAAGTGGTCCATCGACAGCTTGACGATATTGTACTTTAAGCCCATCTCCTTCAGGTAGTCCGCCAGGAGGTTGGGGTCGATGCTCACATCGTCCACCACCGTCAGCTTTCCCGCCTCCGCCCAGGATCGCCACGGGGCGACGATGCGGGAGAGCGACCGGCTTTGCAGGCAGACCCACGAATGGCTGATGTCATAACGCTGCGCGCCCACACGGAAGTGCAGATTGACGCTCGCCCAGTCGTTGATTTCCGCGTAGTCGATGCCGGCCACGCAGGACTTCCCGCGAAGATCCGGCAGCGGCCGGTTGGTCGCCTTGACCTTGGCATAGTCCGTCACGCTGATCTCCAGCTGGCCGGCGCGGATACCCATCCGCTTTGTCAGGAAGTCTCCGTTCTGCTCCGGGTTGACCAGCCAGTCTGCATATTCCTCCTCGATCTCTTGCCGCAGGTGGGGGACATAGGACAGCGATGGGTTCGCCATAAACCAGTTCTCCGGGTCGTTGACCTGCTCCCGGTTTTCCAGGCAGCAGATGAACGGGAGATAACCGCCCTCCGGCTCCGCCTCATTCTCAAAAAGGATCCGCCGACCCTGGGCTATGAAGTCATCCAGCGGGCCATCAGACACGTCTCCGTTGGATGTAAACATCCCGATGCGCGGCTGCCCGACCTTGCCCAGACCGGTGACGAAAACCTTGTAGTTGTTGTAGTTCTCAAAGGCGTGGACTTCGTTAAAGACGACCTTGCCGGAGCGCATACCGTCCCGTCCCTTCGGGTTGTTGGTGCGCCCCTTCATCACGCCCTTGTTCTTCCGGCCCTGCACCATCTCCTTGGTGTGGTAATAGTGTCTGTTGAGCTTCGATTCCCACTTGGGGGATTCGAGGACTTCGGAAAGATCCTTTACCGGCGTGACCGCCTGCTCCTCGTTGTTGGCGCACACGTCCACGTTGTAGTTCTTCACGGGATTGTAGGGGGAGATGGAGCATGCGCCGTCAAAGGCGATGAAACCGTCCTTGCCTGCACCGCGCCCCACCATGCAGAGCAGCTTCTTCCACCGCGGCCGCCCGTCGGCGCGGTAGGTGCAGTCCCACAGCGCGAGGAGGAACTCTTCCCAAGGAAACAGCCGTTCATAGGGGAAGTAGCGCAGCAGGCTCAGGTACCGGCGCAGCTGCTCCGTGTCCACGTAGATGTCCTCCGTGTCGAATACGCGGCGGATCATCGCCACCAGCGCGTGCTGCTCGGGACAGGCGCGGGGATTATTGGACTCGACGATCTCGATATAGCGCAGCACCTCCGCGGGGATCTCACAGCTCATCGTCGTCATCGCCCCGGGCGGCAGCCGCCAGAGCGTCCTCCTTAAAGCCCAGCGTGGTGAAGATCGCCAGCATCTGACGGGAGACCTGAATCTCCAGCGACACGCTGCGGTTTTCCATCAGCCGCCCCCGGTCATCCGTGACGGTCAGCCCGCGCCGGACAATGTCGTCCCGCAGATCCTGCCGCCGCACCCAGAAGTCCATATACTCCTGCACCTTATCCCGGTACACGTCGCCGTCAAGATCCCTGTCGATCAAGTTCTGCAGCATCGACTGCCGGAGCTCCTTATAGGCGTCCGTCAGGCGGTAGTTCTTTCGCTTCTGCGGGGGTGCGTCATGACCCGCCCGCTGCGTTTCCAGATGCCGCGCCATGGGCACGTTCTTCTTCGCTGCGGCGACCTGGTCGCGGCGCAGAACAATGCGCCCCATCATAGCCAGCCGGTCATACGCGCTCCGGAAGTCCTCACCGTAGGTGTCCATGCACCAAGCGTTCAGCGCTGTTTCATCACAGCCAAACCAACCGCACACCTCCTCCACGGAGCACTGCATACCGCACAGGCTCTCAAATTGCTTTCGGTCAAATTCTCTAAACTGGGGCACCTCAAAGCACCTCCTTCCTTCAGCCAAGAGAAGCAATGACGGCTTTCTCCCGATCAGAGAGCTGCCACTTCTCCGCCGCTGCCTTCTCCGAAATCAAGAAGCCAGAACCAAAAAGCCCTTTGCCTTTCTCGCGCTGAGAATCTAAAGACCGGATAAACGACAGATGGGCGCGAGGAACTCTGAAATCCACACCATGCGAGGAAAAGTATTGCACCATTGTGCCGGTCAAGACGTTCGCCGGATAGGAGTACACAGGGAGATCCTTTCGGGCTGCTCTCAAGTTTTCGTCGTTTGCAGCCTTAAGGAGTCCTCGGAGATCAGGAGCGGATTCCACCGCGAAGTCTCCCATGTTCGTCACGAAGGAGACACATATATTTGCGCCGTTCTCGAATACGACAGGGGCTCCGCAGGCAATATAGTTCAGGCTTCCTCGACCAATGCCCAGAAGCGTAAGAGCCGGGGCGAACAAAAAGAATCGGACGCCATTTTGCATGTACCAGTCGCAGATTTCAGAGATAATCGAGAAGGGCGGGTTATCTATAACAACGGCATTCTCGTCATAGGTCACCGCCCTATAATCGCCACCCGGATAGAACGGGCGCAGCACCTCCGCGCCAGATAAGCCATAACGATCAACGGCCCAATCCTTAACTACCGCGTATACATTCTCCGGCGTGTAGCAGTCGTCTGTCGTTTTCTTTGGCATGAATTTCTCAACAAAGGACTGGTAGTCGGGGTCTTCGTCGCTTAAAGGATTTTCAGAAACAGCGGCAGCACAGGCAGCGGGGGAGCCGATTTCAAATCCCGCACCGGGCAACTCGCCCCACTCGAAATCAAACGCCGACAGATCCAGCTCTGGCAGCTCGGCGGACAGAAGGTCGAGATCCCACGGGCTCTCGTTGGTCTTGTTGTCCACCAGGCGCAGGGCGTTCACCTGCTCCGGGGTCAGGTCGTCCACGCAGACGCAGGGCACCTCAACCATGCCCAGCTTCTCCGCCGCCAGGGCGCGGCAGTGACCAATGACGATCACGCCGTCCCGGTCTACCACGACCGGCTGCACAAAGCCGAACTGGCGGATGCTCTCCGCCACGTTAGCCACCTGCGCAGCGTCGTGCTTTTTGGCGTTGGCGAGATACGGCGTCAGCTCCGCCAACCGCCTGTTTTCGATTCGCATAAAGTCACCTCCCGTGCCCGATTCGGACACCGACATCTGCGGCTTTGCGGGACGGGCGGACGAGCCGCCCGAACCGGGGAAAAGGAGAAGAGTACTTCCGGAGCTGCCCGCCCCGCAAAACCGCAGTTTATTCGGGATTTGCCCGGCGATTCTCGCGCCCACGCGCAGCGCGGCACCGCGCAGACGCGGAAATCGCTGGAATGTCTTGGACCCCCGCGAGTAGCGAACAGCGGCCGCAGGCCGTTTTTCTGAGGGGGGGGTCAGTCCCACCGTTCCGCCGTCAGCGGCGGCGCTGTTGGCATGTATTGGCGCTGGCTCTCTGGGTGCAGTGCTTCATGACAACGCTTGCACACAGCCTCCAGCTGCCGCCTGCCCCCGTCGTAGACCGACAACGCGAGATCAGGACGGTCACGGAGATGCTGCACATGGTGGACGATGCTCGCCCTGGAGTACACGCCGCGCCGCTTGCACTCCTGGCACTCGTGGTTGTCCATGCTCAACACGTCCCGGCGGAGCTTCCTCCACTCCGTCCACGAGTAAAACTCATGCTCGTTGCCTGCATCAAGCAGCCCGCGCAGCTCCGCGAGACGCCCATCTGAGATTCCCATTCGCCCTCCGCTTCGGACTCCGACGATCCGGCTCGCGGCTATCACCTCGCGGCAAAACAAAAAACGCCGAAGTCCATGATACAGCACCAACTTGTGGTGTTTACTCATGGGCTCCGGCGTTCAACGCTCTGGCCTCTTGCTCGATATGCAGGATGATCTCCGTTTTGCAGTCCCGGCAATAGACAGGCAGCTTCGTCGCTGCTGTTCCGGGGAGAACTCGCAGGAAGTGACGGTTGCGGTTACACCTGGGACAGGTAAGCCATCCATCGTTCCTTGGGGATATTGTACCGTATTCCGTTGTTATTCGCAAGTGTTTTCATCTCACTTTCTACTTTGTCCGTAAATAATCATTAGGTTTCAAGATAAGAGGTAACAGTTCTATATAGACTATAAGCTATATATTACTATAGATTTAAAATAAAAGCGCTTATTTTCCCGGCAAGAGATATCGGCTATAGCCATACACGCCCCAGCTTCCGAAGTGCGGACAAGACCGTTCCTCCGACAGCATAGGCACCGCGCCGGGCGGCGGACGAATCGCGCCGGTGCTGGACGGCGTAACAGTGGGTGGCGGGATATATTTGCTCAAAGCCCGGGAACAGCCCCACGGGTGCCGGCCCACCTCCGGCACTTCCTTCGTAATGTAGGTCGCCAGCCCCCGATAGCCGCGGCAGTCCACATCGGAGGTTGCAAGCACACGGGCGCGCGTCCAGTATTCCGCTTCAACGTTCCCGAGGTCGCCCCACGCCTGCTGCACTACCGGCAGCGGGAAATCCTGCTGTCGAAGGAACACGTGGATATGCCACCGGTGATTGCCGTGCAGCCCCTCGATCCGGTATACGTAGTATTCCAGAGGAGAGCCGCGACACCGCTTGAGGCGCTTTATAAACCGCCCCCACGCCTTCTTCACGCCCGCCCAGTCCGGCGGTTCGTGGTCATCGTCAAATGTGAGCGTATAAAACACGCCGTCAAACCCAAACAAAGCGAGACGCAGCTCCAGTCTATCCACGCTGGTTCGGCTGAAGGCGGGGCGGCAGCGCGCCCGTGCCGCCCCGATGCCATGCTTAGCTATGTAGGAGTAGTTGTCCGTCACAAACGCTTTTACCATAAACCCGGCTCGCTGCCGGACGATCACGAACCGGCCACCATCCGAAGAGTTCATGTCAGCTCCTCCATCAGATCCGCCGCTCGCTCGCGGGCTTCGATGAATTCGATGGCCAGAAGAAGCGCGCTGTAAACCTTCGCGGGAATATTTGCGTCAGGATCGGCCATATAGCTCCGCAGCACATCAATAGGTCGCTCTCTCGGCTTCACTCTAATTCCACCTCCAAGTCATATTCTCTCAGCATTTTTCGGATATCCTTCCAGGTGATGTACCCCTCAGCCACGCACTCGGCGGCGTGGTTCAGCTCCGCAGCCAGCTGCTGCACGTCATCCACAGGCGTAGCATGCTTATCGATAAGGACGTAGAGCATCAGTTCAATGCCCCGATGCAGCCCCTCAGCGATACCACGGTTAAAGGCGGCGTCCACGTCCTTTTGCGTCCGAGGCACCCGCCGTGGGTTCACCTTAGTGCCCATCCCGATACTCCATTACGCTGCGCGACTTTCCCTCTTCCAGCTTATTTTCCACGAAGGCTATCGTTTCCCGCAGGATGGCGCAGCCGTGGATCCCGCAGCTATGCTCCCGCCCGCAGCCCATGCAGACAAGGCTTCCAGTCTGTACCTTCAGCCGCCGCAGCGCGGCGATCAAGTCATTGCCACTCATCATCGCCACCTCCACCTACATCCAGTTGCACGACAGCCTCAACCTTCGTGATGTCGAGATATATGGGAGCTCCCCTTACGGCAGCGGTGTATTTGAGGGATGTAAGCTCGCCCGTCAAACCGCTATACCCACACTTAACGTTTTCAGCGCAGGTATCAAAGTGCTGCCCAGACGTCAGATACACTCGCACAACAGTCATAACTTCACCCACCCTTCAGCAGCAGAAACAGCGCCACCGCGAATGAATCTCTCAAATTCCCCAATACATTCAGGACATAAATCGTAGGGTTTTATCGTCCGACACTTCTCATCCAGATCACGGTCAACCAGAGATAAAACATTTGCTTTCCGGCCGTCCTTGAACCGCGACCGCCCGTCATAATGACTGTAGAATTTATCGCAGCGATCACATCTCTTCGCTAGCATCGTTGTCACCTCCATCCATCTTTGCGCCGTTCTCCACAAAGTCACAGACTTTAGCCGCGCAGGAGAGGCACAGTTGTTTCTCCGCAGAAAACGGTGTCTTAAATTTCACAACGCCATAGTGGTTGAAATCCAGATTCACGCCGTCAACCTCGTAGTCGATCTCGCGCCCGCACATATCGCAGAACACTTTAACCATCACTCCACCCCCAGCGCCTGCTGCAGGATTGCGACGCACCGAGAAAGTTCCTCAAGACCTTCATTCGTCCGCTTGAATATCCTCCGACACCGGAAAACCCTCAGCCAGTCCTTCATATCGTCCTGATAAGAGCATTCAGTCACCCTCACGGCCTGAGCCGCCTCCTGGCAGTCGTTCCGCGGGAAGCCGCAAGCCATCAACAGCTTAACGTACCTCTTCCTGGTCATACGTTCACCTTCTCCTGCAGCACCGCGATCTCCTCGGCATACCGGGCGCAGCGCTCCACCAGCTCCTCGATCTTGTCGGCGGCGTCCATCCCCATTCGATCACAGTCGCAGCCCGTGTATTCCTTTCCATCAAGCGACTCGACCACACGATAGGCGCACGTCGTGCAGGGTGGGGAAGACGTAGGTGCCTGAGAACAGCACCGCATTGCCGCCACCAGATCAGTCGTCTTTACCATCTAAGTCCGCTCCTTTCTTCCGCTCCATCTTGTCCAACGCAGCGGCCACCTCCCGCCAGATCGCCACCGGAAAGCGCTCCCGGTTCAGCATCCGCGCCAGCAGCTCCGCGCTGATCACCTTTCCATCCACCTTGCCGCAGGCCGCTGCCAGCGGTGTCAGACTGTCCAGGCCATCCTTCTGCCGGAAGGCCGTCAGGCGCTCCAACGTGTCGCGCTTCAGCTGCGCCGCCTCCGAGGCCGGAGAGCCGGCTGCCGAGGCGTCTTCCGGCTGTGGTTTCCGCGTGGCCGGGGCGTGGGCGGCAACAAAGGATGCCTCCGGCAGTTCCTCTGCAGCCGCCAAGGCGCGGCGGGCCAGTACCAGCATTTCGATCTTGTCAAAGCTGCCCGCGCCCATGCCGTTGTTCAGGACGCCTCGCAGGTAGTTCGCCAGCTCGGCGCATTGCGCCCTTGTCAGGTCAACTCTCGTCATGCTGCCGCCCCCCCTCAGAGCGCCTCAAGCGCTCCGTCATAGCTGCCGCCGCATCGCCTTCCAGGAAGAAAGAATGCCCTGCGCTCTTGTCCAGATTCACGTCCCACACAGGAGAATCCTCTCGGGTCAACATATCCTGCATAATTTTCTTGCAGCCCTTCGCTATCGCAAGGCCGGCGCGGTGGTACAGCTGCGTATACAGCGCGTGAACGATCCCACAGATTTCAGCAGCAATCTCCAGCCCACTTCCGGCAAATGTCATGGTGCTTACGCCCTTGTCAATCTTCACGTTAATCATCGCATCCGTCCTCCTTTTCCACTTCTGGCAGCGCCAGCCACCGCACCACGTCTGAGTTTATGGGTTCTTTCCCTTTTTTGAACAGAAACGCCTTGCCGTCCCAGCGACAAGTCATCCGAATGACCCTGCCGTCATCGTTGCCCAGCTTAAAGTCTGCCACCACGTCACACGGTTCTGCCGGCGTCGTCCCGCCCGGCATCCACGCAGCCAGCGACGTCTGCCCGGCGCAAGTCCGCGGAACGGAGGCTACCTCATCCGCTATGCGCGGCTCATCGGTTCGCATCATCAGGTAGTCCACGCTGCACCCCAGAGCATCCGCCGCAGCTGCCCACCGATTGATATCGGACAGGCAGACGTTGTAGCCGAACGGCAGATTATCGTTCGCCGTGAATTTCTCGCGCCCCGCCTCAAGCGACTCCGCCCGTTCGGACAACCTACTCCACGGGCAATCGATTTTCTTAAAATATTCCGACGGCGTCAGGCCTGCCTGCTCGCGCAGAGCGCCGAACCGCTGCCAGATGGCACCGACACGCTCGATGTCCGGGCGCTCCTTTGCTGCTTTCTCCGCCGCTTCCATCTGCCGCTCCGCCTTGGCGGCAACCTTCAGTTCCTTCTGCTTTCCGATCAAATTCGGACACACAGCTTTGCAGCTTTGCAACGAGCTGCACTTCGCGCAGCAGCCGCGCTCGCACCCACAGCTTACCCAGCGATCCTTGACCCTGACCTTAACGACGTGGGCGATCTGCGCGCTCTTATGAGTACAGGCAGTCCCGTCCGGGCATTTAGCCTTAGCATCGCTAATTTTATCCACGGACTGGGCCACGGCCTCGACCGTTCCCGCATACAGATATTTCAGGCCAGAGTCACCCTGCGCCTGACCGCGGTATGCATCCACCACCCGATGCTGAATGTCCACCGGCAAGCGCGCGAGATTGTATGCCGCATCCTCACTCAGGCACTTATTCTGGGCGCCATCCCAGTACGCCTTCCGGACATCCGGCGCCAGATTCTTCCGGATAACATCCAGCCGCGCCAGCTTCGTCCGGCTGATCTTGCACGCCTCCGCCACATGATCCCGCATACGGCCGGGGAACTCATGCCCCTCCTCCTGTAGCTGATACAAAAGCTCACGTACCTTCTCTGCCTGCCGGGAGATCTCTGCCGAGGACAGGTCGCGGGTGCTGCTGTTGGCGTAGATCAGCCGCAGCTCCTGCAGCGCCGGGGACGCATCGCCCCGTTCCCGGATGCAGGGCACCTCCCGCAGATCCGTCCGCCCTTCCTCCACCAGCTTGCGGATGGCCGCTGTGCGCCGATGGCCGGAGACGATCACCACATGGCCATTCTCGCCGTCACGCACCCGAATAGGCTGCTGCAGGCCGACGGTGGCGATATTGTCCGCCAGCGCGTCCAGATCACTGAGCCGGTAGAAATTGTTCTGGTCTTTGTCCAGAAGATCCACGTCTATGTACTCAATCTGCTCTCGCCCGGTGTCCGAATTGGACACCGGCTGCGCCAGTGTCTTGAGGTAGTCGCCCATTTCAAACTTCTTCGCCATCGTTCACGCCTCCTTCCCGCAGGTACTCCCACACCCACGCCCGATAGTCCAGCGACGCCGCGCTCCGCGGGCTGTAATCCATCACCGGCCGCCGCTGGAAGGTGCTCTCCGGCACCTTTTCCGTTCGGCGTATCACCGTGGTGAACACCGGCAAGCTCAATCCGCGCAGCAGCGCCTCGCCCTGCCGTACCACCTCACTGTTGTGCCACTGGCAGATCAGCACGCCGGCTACCTTGATGCCAGGGTTGGCGGCCTTCATGCCGTGGATCTGCGCCGCCATGTCACTCACGCCCCACATGGAGAACCCGTCCACCACCATGGGGATCACCACCTCGTCCGCGGCCATCAGTGCCGCGCAGCTGGCCGCCGTGAAGCCCGGCGGGCAGTCGAAGATCATATACTCCACGCCGTCCTGAGCCGCCGCGTCCCGGAAGTCCCGCAGCGAGTGAATGCTGTGAATGCTGCTCCTCAGAGCCTTTACGTCCAGGGCATACAGGGAGCTGCTTCCCGGCAGCAGCTGTACGTTGCCCTCGCCGTCCACCGGGATGGTGCTGTCTCTCCACACCGGCTCGCTATCGCCCAGCAGTACGTCGGCCACCGTGGCGGTGTTGTCCGGATCCAGGTCCGGGAAGTAGAACCGCGTCAGGCTCATTTGCCCGTCGCAGTCAACGATCACAGAACTCCTCCCGGCGCGGCGCAGCGCGTCGGCCAAAGTGAGGGATGTTACCGTTTTTCCCACGCCGCCTTTCAGGTTCATGATTGCTATTGTTCTCACGTTTTTGCACCTCGTTTTCTTTCGTTTTCCCGCACCGTACACACTCGCGGTACGCATATATCCCCGTCCGCCGCTCCACCACGGCGAACCGACCCTCCGGGTGGATCCAGGCCACCCGGCACGGCACTTCCTTGCAGACAGCTTCGCTGCTGTCCTTGCAATATCGCAGCACAAATGGCTTGTGCATGATCGTATCGCCTACCTGCATATCACTCCTCCTTGCTGGGGAACGGGCAGTCCGGGTCATGTGGGTCGATTTCCCGGATGCCGATCTGCCCCGGCGACTGCTCCCGCGGCCGCTGCCTGGCGGCACGCCCGGCGTTGACGTACTTGAGCATGGCCGCGTGGCCGTCCGGCCCTGTCATCATGGCGAACCGCTGGCGAGCGCCGTCAAAGAACAGCGGCCACCGGCCCAACCGCCCTTCCTTCTGCTTGTCGATCTTGAGAAACCGCGTCTTGTTGGGGTCGCACTCCACGTCGAAGATCTTTGTGCCGGGCTTCGGCTTGTACAGCAGCATCACGATATCCGCGTCCTGCTCCAGCTGGCCGGTCTCCTTCAGGTCGTGCATGTTCGGCTCCTTCCAGCCGCCCTGTTTCTGGGGGCGTGTCAGCTGCGCCAGCTCCACCACCAGCGTCCCGCTGGTCTGGGCGAAGGCATGCAGCGTTCGTGACACAGCGGCCACAGCCTGCGTGTTGCCGGCGCGGGGGTCGCCCTCCGGCGTCACCAGCTGCACGTAGTCGATGAAGATCACGTCGAAGCCGTAGGAGCGGCTCACGCTCTGGATCTGGCTGGCGGTCATGCCGCCGCCGCGGATCAGCGTCAGCTTGTGGGCGATCAGCTCCTCGCTACCCTGCACCACGGCGTCCCAGTCCGCCTCCTGCAGCTGCTTTCGCTTCACGGCGTTAAAATCCAGCCCGATCACCGTGGACACCAGACGCTCCGTCAGCTTCTTCTTTCCCGTTTCCAACGAGAAGAAGCCCACATTGTGCGTCTTGGCCATGTGGTAGGCCATGGCCAGAGCCAGAGCCGTCTTTCCGCTGGAGGGCTCGCCGCCGATGACCACCACGTCGCCGTGCTCCGTGTAGGTACCCTCGTCCAGTTCCCGGATGCCGTAGCTGATATACTCCCGCTCCTCCGAGCTGCCCTGAGAGTCCATGAAGTACTGCATGGCGTCCCGCATAGACCATGCGTCCACGCCCCTGCCGGTGGCAAGGATCTCTCCCAGGGCGGCGATCTGCTCCCGGCAGTCGTCCACGCTGACGGCCTGCGTCAGCTCCTGCGCAATGGCGCGAACGCGCTCCAGCGCTGCCTGCTGCCGCATGATCTCCGCATATTCCCGCCAGTTGGCGCTGGTGGGCGTCACTTCCATCAGCTGCAGGATGTACTGCTCAATGCCGGTGCCCAGCTTGTCCCGGATCAGCACCGGGTCCACCGGCTTACCCTCCAGCAGCAAAGCACGGGCGGCCTGATAGATCTTCCGGTTGTGCGGCACACGGATATCCGCGATGCTGACAGCGCCCAGAATGGACGGCGCCGCCTGTTCATCGATCAGCAGGGAGCCGATCACGGCGTTCTCTGCATACAGCCAGCCCTGATAGGTGTTGGCTACGGCTACGTCTGCCATCCGAATGTCACCTCCTCACCGCCATCAGCGGGCGCAGCATCCAACTCGTCCGCGTCATGCCAGCGCTCCCCGTTCAGCCAGGTGGCCACGTGAGGGATGCCGATGTCCCGCTGCCACTCCTCCGTGGCCTTCAGTTTCGCCAGCGACCGCGCCATGGTGTCGATCAGCGTGTCATCGGGCTGCAGCTTGTCCCATGCCGCGATAGCCCTCTGCTTGTTCTTCCGCCCCTTCCTGGGGTAGTAGTCCCACAGCCCCGCGAACCGCTCCGGCTTCCAGTCCGGTGCGTCCTTGTGCACACTCTTTTGCACACGCTTTCCCCCATGGGGGGTAAGGGGGGTATGTTCTACTGTATTGTTCCCTTTATATTGTAGGGGGGTAATCATTTTTGCGGACACCCCCCTTACATTTTTGCGGAGAGGGGTGTCCGCAATTTTGCTGACACCCCCTGTGCAAATTCCGGCGAAAATGCGCCGCTCGCTGCCTCCGCTGGTGGGCACCATCTCCACCGTCAGGTACCCGGCATCCCGCAGGCTGCTGATGAGCCGCGTCACGGTCGTGGGCGCCCAGCCGTAGAGCTCCGCGAAGTAATCGTTCTTCGCCCAGCAGAAGCCTTTCCGGTCACACAGCGCGCTGATCTCACCGAACAGCAGCTTGGCGTTCGCCGGGATCCGGTCGTCATAGCGCACCGGCGCGGGGATCACTGCCCAGTATCCGGGCGATTCAGTTTTTTTTGCCAAATTTCCTCTCACCCCTTGCGAACGTCAAATTTTCTGGTATACTGGAATTGTTCTCACGAGGTTAGCGCCTCGTACCTTCGCAGGAACGCTTCCGATTCGCACTCGGAGGCGTTCTTTTTTTGCGTCCGCAGCCGTCCACCAGCCGGACGACCGCCGCCGCGCCGGCAGCCGCACAAGCGTACTGCACGACCATGACCCATAGCTCCATGACCTCACCTCCTCTCAGCACGCCTTCGCCCACAGCGCGAACAGCTCCTCCTTGGGGATGCGTGTCACGCGGGCGATGGCCGCGATCTCCTTGCCCGAGCAGCTGGGCAGATCCTTGATTCGGGCGTAGATCGTACTCCGGCTCATGCCCGCCGCCTTCGCCGCCCCGTCCAGGCCGCCGTGGATGGCGTAGGCCTGTGACCTGATGCGGATAGCCATATCCTTCGCCGCGTCCGTCTTGGCGCTCAGCTTCGTCCTCGGCATACCTACACCTCCTCCGCGTACTGCAGCGCCAGCGCTGCCTGTACAATGTCGCCCAGCTCCCCGGCGATCTCGTCGAAGAGCGCCCGCTCACTGTCGCTGATGACCCCGTCCTCGGCGATCTCCAGCAGCTGGTCACTCCGGTGCGCCTCGGCGAAGGCCAGCACCCGCCGCACCAGCTTGATGGTGGCCACCGGCAGCGGCTCCGGCCGTGCGTATTGCACGCACTCCGGCAGCAGCGCCGACTTGAGCTGCAGGTGCTGCAAGCCCAGATACTGGACGTTGTACACCGCGCACATCCGCGCCACGATGTCGTCACCCGGCAGCCGCTCCCCGGACTCGTAGGCCCGTATGCTGGTGTCGCTGACGGCCAGCCGCTCCGCCGCGGCCTCCTGCGTCAGCCCCGCCGCTTTCCGGGCAGTCTGATAGATGTTTCCGCCGTCCTTCGGCATGGACATTTCCTCCTTTCTTCCGTATGCTTTAGCTGGCAGCGTTGGCCAGCAGCTCCGCCTCGGTGCAGCCCAGCAGCTCGCACAGCTTCCGCCGGTACTTCCGCAGCGGCACGTTGCCGGTAAGCTCCCACTTGGTCACCGTGGATCTGTCCACGTCCAGCCGGTCGGCCACCTGTGCCTGCGTCAGGCCGCGGCGCTCCCGCAGCTCCTTCATCGACACGCAAATCACATCCTTTCTTGTTTTTCTGTGAAAATTCACCTTGCACGGCGTAGGAAAGGGTGGTATGATAGTCATGTCAGGAACCACATACGCACCCTTTCGCGGGCTCACCTTTCGGTGTCGGCCTCGCTATGGTTGCATATTATCACGGTGTACCGTGATTGTCAACACCAAATCACTGTTGCCAGTGATTTTTGGCGTAATGCACGAAAATGTCGGAGACTAATTATGTACGATCCACAAAATACCGCGTTCCGCATCAAGAAGCGGACAAAGGAACTCAAAGTCCCTATGCGGACGCTTTTGCATGACTGCGGCCTTGGCATCAACGCCGTTTCTCAGCTTGCAAACGGCAGCGTCATGTCGTACATCTCCCTCGCTCTGATCGCCGACCGCCTGGACTGCTCCGTGGACTACCTGCTGGGGCGGACGGAGAACCCCGCCGTTAACCGGTGAGCGCAGGAAGACGCCATGAAGAACAACGATCAAATCACCGCCTGCGACGCCGAAGTCCTGGAATACTTCCGGAAGCATAGCCCCGCGTCAGCTTCAGACGCTGAAAAGGCGCTCCCGGATACAGGCGCTGTCGAGCATCGCATTGCCGCATTGACCAAGCCCGATGTCGGGCTTCTGGCCGAAGACGTGGATACTGACCTCTCGGGCACACGAGAACTCCACAGAGGCCTCGGCACCTACCGCATCACGCCCAAGGGCGAGATCGCGCTGAGCGACTACCTTGCGGAGCGAAAGCAGCACCGAAAAGAGCTTTTACTGAAAAGCGCGTGGATGCCCATTCTCGTGTCTATCGCAGCAAATATAGCAATAGACGGAATACGACAGTTGTGGCCGCTGATACAGCAATGGTTACTCCATACTCTCGCATGAACTCCCGCCATCGTCGCATTTTCTCACCTCCCGCATCAAACTGTGAAAATTCACTGCTTCCCCCGGCAAAACGGGCGGCGCAATTACGGTGAAGACGTTGTAACTGCATCCGCCCGTTTCCCGCTCTGACACAAGCACTAAAGGGGG